GTGCTTAACATTTGTGCCGATTCAACAATCATTTTTGGAATATGTCTATCGCACATCATTTGTGCCGCTATAGTTGGATTTTTATCTAGTACAAATATGTTCAAGTATCCTCTCCTCCATGAGTTAATTTTATGGCCGCTTCAATTTTACTTTCTGTCGTGCACACTACTTTATGTATGTCTCTTCTACCTACATCGATTATTAATTGTCTAACAAACATATTAATCTGCGCCTTGTCGGTGGCAGCATTCATACAAGCTTCCAAACTTTCAAAGGAAGGTTTTTCAAAGATATAACTATCTTGCATACCATCTGAATACACGCCGACAAAAAATACTACTATTAACCATTTCATATTATATTATACCATATTTTATTTAGAAAGTAAACCATTAAATGCCTCTTCGGCCAACTTTTTTGTTATGCCTTTTGGAGGCTTTTTTGCGATCATGTTTAATACAACTAATGCGTCATCTGGGTGTATGCCCTCTAATAATCCTATGAAAAGACTTTCTCTTTTTACCGTACTTAATTTATCGCCAGGACCACCTTGAAAAAAGTATTTGAACTGTACGTTCTGTCTCAAAAGATTAGTAGGCGCACTTTCAGGTCTTGATGCTCGATATGGAGGTTTACCGGGAGGAAGGTTCCATTTAAAATCTTCATTGAACGTACCATTTAAAATATCTTTGAGAGCCCATGATTCATTCTCTCGTAGTATCTTTATCTTTTCATCTTTAGTCTTTGCTGCTGCAACTTTATCTAATACTTCAAATACAAATAAATTTAATTTATTAACTGCCATAATTATTTCCTTTTCAAATGTCTTGAATGAATCTTACAACCAATGAACTCGTTATAATAATCATCTCTTAGTAATACATCTTTTTCAAACTGAAGCTTTGCTTCATAGTATGACATCTCACCTTTAGTCTTACAAAGCCTTAATATTATTCTTTCAAATAAAAGCTCTTCATTTGTCTCTGCGAGGAGTTGTAACTCTTTGTTTGATCCATAGTACGTCTTCCAATCGGATTCAACCCGAGTACGTACACGACGAGATCTTTTAGAATTTTTAGGGAGGATCTTGGGTTTCCAAAAATTTTTCTTACCAATATATCGCTTGTTATTATAAAGATCAACAATCTCATAAACAAATCCTTGATAATCTTCAGGAGCTTTTTCGTATATTTCATCATTATAAAACCATGCCATATAGTTATATATTAGCGTTAAGAACCACCGCCATTGCCGCCACCATTGCCGCCTGCACTCCCACCGTTTCCATTACCACCTTGAGAATTATTATTTCCACCATTTCCGTTTCCGTTTCCATTTCCATTACCGTTGCCATTGCCGTTACCATTTGACGCTGGTGGTTGTTCTTGTTTTGGTGTCATGTATCTACCAAAATATGGTCTATATCTAGCGACTCTTTTAGCATTTTTATCAACACACATTTTACTTTTAGGATCATACTTATATCCAGGAGGACATTTAGTCTTTTCCTCTAAATTCATAAGTTGTTTAAATTTAAAAATCATTTATAGTATGGATTCTTTGGATCAGCATCATTAGTTTCATCAGGCCACCAATCAAGCTCATACTTTTTACCAGTAGAAAAAAGTTTCTTCATTTCAAGTATTCTTTTTTCGTATTCAGCTTTCGAAGGTTTGGCTCTACCTGATACAACATCTAAACAATAATTTATTGTGGTTGCATTGGCTGTGGTAGAAGCACATCTTGCACCGACTTCGCCTTTTAAGAAGTCAATCATAATACTACCGCTTGATTTAGCAAGATCTGTTGCCATTTCTTCTGGTACTTGTAAATCAACATAGCAATACACAAAGTCATAATGTGGAGCGGGTGAGGCGTGTAGGATGTATTCGTCTTTAACTACTATTCTTTTAAAGCCATCTTTATTATACCAAATAGTCTGACTATCTGTCATCTCATCAGGTTTACCAAATGTTTTTTCCAAGTGTTGTGAATACCTTACCGGCTCTTCGTGTTTCCAGTTTGAATAAGATTCTTTTAAGTATTTTTTAAATGAGATCATAGTATTACTCCTGAGACTATTTATACATTATCGATATAGTAACCTAATCTTAAATTAGATAAATGTCCATCTGCTTGGTATTTAAATGATTCTGGATGCATATTACCTTTGAACTCTAAATGCTCGAAATCTTTATAATCATCACCTTCCCAAACTGGATAAATTTTAGAACCAATCCCAAGTTTCCATATATGATCATTACCGCTTCTTAAATGTACTTCTATAATCTTATCATCTTTACTTTCAATATTTAAGTATCTTTCAGTTTCTATGGAATGCAACCAGTCCGGTAATTCAAACTTTGGTTCTATTACTTCCCATTCCTTAAACTTTACGAGATTATCTTCACCATAGTGATGACCTATCATTGCGCTAAAAGGTACCCATTTACCGTCTTGTTTCATGAAATCGATGCTGTGATGTGTTCCATCAATCCATTCACACCAAAAGTATCCTGGAGGAATATGTTTATGATGAATCATGTCATCACCATGTTTATTAGGATCTAAGTATTTCTTATGAGCACCTATCCCCATACCATATAAATTGTATGTTGGTCTTATGATGTAATTACCAGCCTTTGTTATTGGAACACCAGCCGGCCCACAATCATATCCTAATTTTAATGAAACTTCGAGTTTATTAAATAACCATCTATATTGCGGATATGCATCCCAACATTGAAAGTCTTCTTCTGATTTATATTCTTTATGCCAAGAAGAATCAAACTCCATAAAAATATCAGTCGTAGTCATTATTTCCTAAATCATCATCATGCATTTTACTTTCAGCTTCAACTCTTCTACCACACATTGGACAATATTCCGGAATAGAATCAGCAGTTACGGTTGTAAGCTCTCCACACTCATGGCACTCTATAAAATACTCATCCATTGGTAAATTCCGCGATTCGTTCTTCTAACTGCTGATAACCACCAATATATTCTTCAGTAAATATTGCTGGAACCGTACGTATGTTTGGGAACTTATTGCGGAATTCTTCCCTACCAATGTCTTCACCGATAACTATTTCTTTATAATCAATACCATGATGTCCTAGTAATGTTTTTGTCATAAGACAATACCCACAAGGAGGCTCATTACGTGTATATATCGTAAGGTTTTTCATTAGATCTCTTTAAGTAGTTTCTTAAATTTCTTCTTACTCTTACCACGTATTTTCATTTTCTTTATGGCATCAAGATTAGAAGTATCTTCACCAACCACGACGAGTGCAATCATACCCATAGTAGCATGTGGAGTGCATTGATACAAATACACACCTGGCACGTCGAATGTTATGACAACTTCTTCATTGTTTTTACTTTTCTTAGGAAGGTCCCAACCATCTGGGCCTGCAATAAAATGCACGTTATGTCCCTTTGATGTTGGTACCCAAGTAATAGTATCACCTACAGCAATACGAGATATGTCTTCGCTGTATACCATTTTTTCTTTACCAAGTTTATTTAACATTTCAACAGTGATATCATCAGCCTTAGCGGCCATGATAAACATTGGAGCGGCCATTATTAGACCAACGAGTGCTCCAACTATTCTCCATTTCCATGCGAACCATGTATTGTCAAATTTTGTCATTCTTTTTCCTTCTATTATATTTCACAACCACCTGCAGTGCATGCAAGCTCTTGCGCACCAATGGTCATGTCTTGTGTTTCATATTGAGCCAACTGAGACCAATCAATGTCTTTTGGCATTTTGTTTAAAAGATCTTTATATTCATCTTCACTACAATCTTGATAAGGTGCTTGTCTATATGTATGGTCACTGAACGGAAGGAACGATACTCCTGACATCCAATCAAAATGTTCATACACCCATGCACCCACTTCCATCCATTCTGTTTCTTTTACAGAGATAGTAACAGATGGTTTATGTTCACACCAATGTTTTTGATATGCCAACCAGTGTTCGAGTTGTTCTATTGCAGTCATATCTGTTCTGAATATGGCTTTTTTATCAACCTTCATTGGAAATGAAAATACTGCTGTATGATTTGGGTTCATCACATCATCTTCGATTGGAAAACCTGCGGCTTCCATATACATTGTAAGTGGATCTTTCTTATCACCACGTACCGTTCTGATGTAATATGGATTATGTCTTGCGTGTATACCTGAAGCAGCATCTGTTAGTTGCGATACTGTTCCACTTGGTTTGACACATGTGATAGCAGCTGATTGTGGTATGCCAATTTTCTTAGCAAATTTTTCGTTTGTATCAACGGCTTTTTGTTTAAGTTCTTTTAAAAGGTTTTCGAGATCTTTATTCTTTGGACTTGTCAACGGTGAATCCATAATGCCAGTCAGTGATACACCTAGTAATCTTTCTTCCTTACAATTCTTTTCCCAATGCTTTGAAACGTATTTAAAGTTTGTAAGTGTGGATTGAATTGTACCAAGAATAGTTGCAAGTTCAACCTTTTTTAATAAAGATTCTTTGGTATCATTTGCTCGAATAACTACTTCAGATAAGTTACAAAATTCTCTATCTCTTAATATGATTTCTGAACATGGATTAGTTCCATAGTCATATCCTTCAGTATCTCTTCTTCCATTTCTTTTTGCTTGAGTTGTGGCTGAAGCTCTATTGAATATACCTCTTTCACCAGATTTAGAATCATATAATGACTTCCACTCGTCCATGAAGATACCAATGTCTGGTTTTTCTGAATACGCGGCTGAGTTATTTGCAAGAGCTCTTTGACCGTTATGTTCCCACCACTGACCGGCCTTTGCATGTCTCATACGATCATCTGATAGGTTTGATAACGATATTAATGCCGATCTTCTTACACCACCAACAACCACGATCTCGGCTATTTTGCACACAATATCATGGCATTCAATCGATGATAATTTTCTACCTGGTGCGGCTTTCATTGTTTCAACAACAAACTTAAATAAACTATCTAATGGCTCTGGACCTGAAGCTCTTCCACCGAATGTTTTAAGTGGTACACCAGCTGGTCTTACTTTTGATAAATCCCAACGAGGAATTTGACCAGAGTATAACATTGCAATCAGTTCTTTAAATCCTTTAGCCCAACCTAACTTTGAATCTGCGACTTGAATGACTGTGTCTGTTTCAAAAAATTCTTCCGCAACAACTGGAAGCTGAGATACCTCTTGTCTTTCAACAGAGAATCCTACCCCTGTTCCATTCATCAACACATATAGTATTTCATCAAACGCTTGTACTCTGTTAATTGCTACGTATGAGCAATTATATCCTGCAATGTTTTCTCTTTTAAGTGCTTCTCCCGCTGTCATCAAGCATCTCATTGATGGCATGACTTGACAATCTAATACTGCTTCTTCTAATCTTGTTCTTAACTTTGGATCTAATTTATACTCATGCATCTCCATAAGATGCTCTTCAAAATAATTAAAATATCTTTCAATGGTTTCACTCCAAGTTTCTCGTCTACCTTCTTCTGGTAGCCACCTTGAGTATCTTGATAAGTGAATAAATTCTTGGTATGGTGTTGGCAAATGATTATTGCGACTAACTGATGACATTAGTTACCTCTTACGCTAATGGGTTGATTTTTTTGCTGGTTCTATTATGTATAATAGACAAGCTTTCTATATGTGGTATTATATGAAAAAAAAAATATTTTTTTTAAAAGTATTTTTTTAACATTTCGATTTGATCATCATATTTGGCAACTATATCTAGTTCTTGTTCTATAGCCTCCAATACATCTGGATGTTTTTCGCCACCAATACCTGCGGCATTTCTAAAATATATCATTACGTTCATTTTATGTTTATCGATATGACCTTGTGCATGCGATATCATAGCTTCTTTAATATCCTCGCCGATTTTTCTCATTTTTATTATTCACCTTCTCCAATTGCTGTATTCTAAATTCTAAATTATCTATCTTCTTTGTAATGTGAGGATATTTGTCTCGCCAATCGCTATATGGTTTTTCCAACCATTTCCAATTAAACTTCTTAACTAAATAATCTAAGAAGTCATTGAACTTATCATAAGCCCACAGTCCCATTCTTGTGGTTTGAAACCACGCTAAAAACGCGGCACCAAACAATGATCCCGCGATTGCAGTATAAATCCAAAGGCGATCACTCGCCATTCTTTCTATCATTTCCCACATATGTTATTATTATACCATATTTTGTTAATAATGTAAACAATTAATTATAATCATCTACATGTTTCATTAACTTATCCGCATAACCCTTTGTTATATTGTGATCGTATACTCCGTCAAAAAGTTGAAACTTAGTCAAAGCCTTCCATCTTCCTCTCAAAGAATCTTTTATTCTTTGCCAGAACGTCAACTTTCTAATGTTTCCATAGTAATTTATATAATGTAATTCACCATGGTGCCTGAATCCCATCAACCAAAATGGTACAGTTGGAACCACATCATTATTGTTTTGGTAACGATGATGTTCTACATCGCAGTTTCTTGTAAATATTGGTCCACCAACTCTTGGAGATCCATAGGTATACAGTATAGGAACGGATTCTCTTAAACGATTTGCACACAGTGTGGCCATGGCTCCACCTAAACTGTGGCCACAAATCCATATCTGATGATCCGGTTTATTAGCCACTTCTTCTTGAATTGCATCCCATAGTTTATTGATCTCTCTTAAAAATCCAAGATGTACCTTTCCTTCAGTACTTGATTTTCTTTTGAGAGCTAATAAATCAGCCTTTACGTCAGACCACTGTTTTGGTTCTGTACCTCTAAATCCAATGATGATATCTTGATCGTCATGAAATATATGGCATTGAGCACCATCGATATCTAAAAATTTATGACTATTATAACCTAGTTTTTGTATGTGTGGATTTGCATCTTCCCAGTCTAAATATGCTAAAGCTGATACTTCTGCAAAAAAGTAACCACAAAAAGATTCATCATCGAAGTTTGTATTTTCACACTTTTCAAACCATTTCCTCATTCTAGCGTCCTCTCTACTATGGTGTTATCGGGTTCTTTTTTCACCGCCTTCTCATAGTAAAGGATAATCTGGTTTTGTGTTTCTATAAACTGTTTGATCTGTTCGAAGTTTAACGCCAATGACTCAAAGCTTTGTGCTGTCATAGCGTATAACACAAATTCACCTTGTGTATTTTTTACTCTATTTATAACTTCTTCTAGGTTACTTTCGGTTACCACGATAATATCTGAGTTCTTCATCTTGATTGGTGAAGGACGAGATACTATCCTGATCTGAGGTAGTTCTATCTTCGGTGTTTCAACAACAGTTGGTACCGTTACGATTTCTTTTTCACTGCTGCGGCTGCATGCAGTTACTATCAGAGGCGCAATCAATAGCGCCAAAAAATAGATCGACTTCTTCATTTATAGTATCCTCTGTTGCTTGTGGATCTGCAAGACTATTTTTAATTATATCGTTTTCTGCCAACAACTCTGTTATTATTTTATTATTGGCTTTTACTTCTTCTAAATTACTATTTAACTCGTCATTTAACTTTTGTTGTTTCTCAAGTTCTTTCTTAAATTTATCTATCTCTTCTTTTACGTTAACACGATACTGTTCGAACTCAACAACGGTTTGTTTATGAGCCGTCTCTAACTTTGCGTTATTTGCTGTAAGAATTGCTATACGCTCTTGAGTAGATGCGTAGTACTGATAAGCTAAGTAACCAACTCCACCTAACACACATAACAATAATAATATAGGATATAGTCTAGCCA